GATTATAAAAGTTCCTCCTATAACTTTAAAACCTAATTTAATAAAGGCATTGTTTTTTCTTTCAACATCTTTACCTTGAAATATTTCACATATAGCTGTAACTTTATTAGCTAGTGCGTATTCTTTGAAAACAACCATTAAAGAACGAAAAATGCTAAATCTTCGATGCTGTGGATTTACATGTAACCATAAAGTTCTCATAAATTTTTTATCACTATACCACGTTTCATCTACTGTTGCCGCTAATGTTCCTACAATAATATTTTCATATTCTACTACTATAACAAAACTATTCTTAATGTAAAATACTATATTGTCTAATGCCTTTTTATTATTAGTATTTCCAAAGTTAAATGGAGCCTCTATTAACCATGTTTTTAATAGCTCTCTTATGCGAACAGCATCAGAAATCTGTGCTTTTCGTATTTTATATTTATCTTTTTCCATCAGCTCTTAAATTAACTCTTAAAGTTCCAAATCTCCAATTATCTCCAATAGCTGTATTTTCTATTTTTATATTAGATTGTCTACCACGGATTCGAGTATTAACAAAGGCTGTGGTGTTGCTGATAGTTACAGTTTCACCAGCGGTAGTATTACCAAAAGGATAATCTCTAGTAGTTAAAGTAATTAAAGTATTTCCAGTTTGATTTTGAAAATCGGGTATAATTTTATTTATAAACATAAATTGTTCTCCATCAGCTAAATCTCCATCACCAGATTGAATATAAGAAGTCAAAGCTGATCCATCATCATCTACACCATCTTCCATTCTATAAATTAAACTTCTTCCTGCTGTTAAACCATTAATTTGTGAAATAGTATTAGCTGTAGCATTAGCTGTATATGAAGTAGCTAAAGGATTAAATTCAACTCCATTATCTTGATATGTACTTCTATTCATAGTTCCAAAACACCAAGAATTTTCTAAATAATTATACATTACATATCTATCATTTTGATCTGAGGAACTAGAACAATAATACCATATTACTTCAGAGAAATTAGAGTTTTGTGCAGCATATACTTGAGGATATTGAACTTTATTTATATCATCAAATACATGATTTAATACAGGACAAGGTATTTCTTGAACGGCACCTGCATATCTAAAGAATTGTCCATCAGACATCCAGTAAGCTATATCATCTATTACTATTGCACTATTTAATCCAACAGCTCCACAATCATTACCTAATTGTCTAAAACCAAATATAAAAGGAGGACCAATAAAAGACATTGATTGCATTGTAGTATCAGTCCATACTAGAATAGTTCCTTTAGCAGGACGAGAACATCTAATTTCACTTCCACCTGCTATTCTTTGTGATCCAGCAGAGTTAGTTACATTAGGAGTCCATTGATTATATTCTTCTTGATCAGACCAACGAATAAACATTTTATCTTGAGTTGTGTAATCACCTATTGTTGTTTCTGTACCCATACATACTACGTGTCTAGTTTCTGTTGATATCATTGATAAAGTAGTAGTAGTAGGAGCATTAGCAATTACTGTAGCTCTATTACCACTCATTCCTGATGATAAATCCCATTCATAAGTTCCACCATCTTTTTGAGTAATAATTAAATCTTCTCCCCAATTATTAATAGACCATAATCTTGCATCTAAAGTTATAATAGAGATACTTCGAGGAGTTCCCCACGTGCTTGTACTCCAAGTTCCTGCTCCCCAACCATATCCTAATGTTTGAAGACTAGGACCTGTATTTAATTGATAAGTAGCTGTACAATTACCAGTAGGACCAGCTGTTGAAGTAGCTGTAGTATTACTTTGAATTATATAAGCATCGACATTAGTAACTGATAAGATTTCATATTCAGCATCTAAAGTTGTAGCTGGAATTCCTCCTACTGTTGCACTTGAACTTGTAAGAGTTACAAAATCTCCAAGTGTAGCTCCATGTGAAGTATCTGAAATAGTTACATTAGCACTGGTATTAGTAGTAGTAAAAGCATTTACTAAACTAGCTGTTTCTCTTATAGGAGTAATATCTTGATTATCACCTGAAGCATAAGTATATACTTTTCTATCAGTTCCTAAAGCTTCATATCTAGCTCCATTTAAAGCAAACCACTGTTCTAAAGCTCTTCCTACTCCCACATAATAAGCTGTACTAAATTTATTCCAACCTCCTAATTTTTGAGGAAGTCCTTTACGAAATCTGATCTTATCTCCGTCAATCCATCTACCTTCTGCGCCGGTTTCGGTATTTTCTGTATCTAATCCGGGTTGAAAATTTAATTTTGTTAATGGCATAATAACAAAAAGTATATATTATCTAATGGATTTTTCTAGTTTTTTATGTAACCAAGATGGTCCATAAATACGACCTTCATTATCTCGTTTTCCTGGATATAGTTTAAAATTATCATTAAAGATTTTATTTACAGCATTTCCTACTCCAATAATATATCTAAAATTAGGATTTAAAAAAGACACATAATCATGTCCTCCTATAAAACCTCCTATTTTAACTTTGGGATACCATACTTCTATTTCTTTAGTAGCATATTCTTCAGTATGTTCACTATCAAAAAATATAAAATCTATTGATTCATCTTCATATAATCGAGTAGCTTCTATACTATTTTTAGAGATAAAATTAATAAATTTAAAAGGTTCTATATTTTTTTTAAATTCTAGAGGTGTATTTTTATTATAATCTTTTAAATATTCATAACTATCAATAGTATCTAATGTTATATTTTTATGTTGATTAATTATTTCTACAGCTAAAAAACAAGTAGATTTTCCTTTCCAAACTCCTACTTCAACAAAGTGAGCATTATCATGGAGAGATACCATTTCCTTATACAATTCTGGAAAATCAAACCAGCCTTGTATATTATTATAAAAATGTTCCATTAATCAAATAATGGTATTACAACTTTTTTTTCTAAAAATTTTTGATTAGCAAATTTTTTATCATAATAAATGTCCATAGCAATAGTAATTCTAACATCAGGGCCTATATGAGGATCAGTAAAATGAGGTAAATATCCTGCAAAAAAATTTAAAAGACCTGGTTCATTTTTAATAATTAATAAAGGTTGGTCACAGATACTATTATAATATGTATTAGTATTATTAGCACTAATACATAAATGTCCACTTATAAATGATTCTTCGCCATTTAATACATTGTAGTGTCTGTGCTTGTGTATAATCTCTCCTTCTCTTAAAACATTAAACCAGCACATGATGTAAAAATCTTTTGTTTCAATACCTGTTCTTTGACATAACTGTTTTACATTATCTTGAATAAATTTTTTAATCTTATTAGTATAGTCATGATTAAAATTAAATAAATTAAATTGATTTGATCTAGCTGTAGTTCCGTCAGGTAGATGAGTTAAACCATCATGTTCTGACGGTAATTTTAAAATTTCTTTTTCTTTCTTCAAAAGAAAATTTTTAGTATTAATTAAATCTAAATCTTTTATTTTATTTTTCCATATCCAAGTAGCTTTATTTAAACCTAAAGGTGTTTTCCATTTAGATTTAAATTCAATTATTTCAAACATATTCTATCCACCCTGTTAAAATATATTTATTATTAGAGATAGGACTATTACCTTTATGGGTGTGAGTGTATTGCGCAGGCCATATCAATAATTTTCCTTGTTCTGGTTTAATTTTTAAATCTTGATATAAGAATGCAGTTTCTCCTCCTTCTTCTACATCATTTAAATATAACGTAAAAGCACATACTCTATCTTTATTTGTAGTATGATCTTTTTCACAATGCCAATGAAAATAACCTTCACCAGGTTTTGTTTTTTGAAGAAGAACATTCCTAATAGAATGCGAATGTAATTCATTTAAAATAGGATATTTATTTCTGTAATGAATATAACAATTATCAAACATTTTTTTTAAAAAATTTCCAAGATTTGCATTTAGAGGAAATGAACTATTGTAATATTTTTCCACTATTATATCCACTGTCATATCTTTTGTTTTATAATTATTTCTTTGATGGACATATTTTAAATCTTCTAATATTTTAAAGTATTCTATAAAACTATCACAAAACTCTTTATCAAAAGCTTGATAAAAAATTCCAATATGATTATTTAAAATTTCTATTTTCATTCTTCAGTTGATCCAAATAGTAACGTATAACTTATTCTACGATTATTTAATTGTTTTTTAACAGCTATTTTATCAGAACGATGTAAATACATTCCATTAAACAAAATGGCTCTATTATTTTTATAATAAACTTTAAGTGGTTCAATTTTTTTATCCTCTAAATATTTTTTAACTTTTTTATGGTTACCATTCCAATCTTTTCGCTCCCAATCTGAAGGTGGAAAAGTTTCATAAATAATTAATCCATTTAATTTTGGATCTGTAGATATATCGTCATCCGATACCCAAATATTTAAATTAATAATTGAAGGATCTGCATGTAATTTTACTCCATTACTCTCATTTTCATATATAAAACTCCATCCTCTTTTAAATTGAGGTAATGTTTTTATTTTTTGTTTTAAATTTTTAACAATTAAATCAGTAATAGGGTCTTCATTTGGAAAATAATTAATGGCTTGATATCTTTTTTCTCCGTAATAATCATGAAATTTTGATTCATAAAGCATTCTGTTTTTTAAAGTAAATAATGTGGCTTGGGTAAAGAAATTATCAACTATAGTTATTTGATTATTTTCTAAAGATTTATTAATTACATCCCAATCATTTCTAGATTTTAAAAGATTCATTTTCCTTCTTTAAGGTCTGAAGGAAGTCCTAAATGAGGTCGAGTATCATATTTATTTTTTTCAGAATCAGGGGAATTAACATTATTGTAATGTAAAAAAACTTGTCCACAATGTTCTCCTTCAAATGCTTCCCTCCAATGCTCCAATAATTCTCCTTTATAGATCAACATATCTCCCGGGTTTAATTCTATTTTAATACCAGGATTATTTCCAGGTTTATATTCCCCCTCTCCTACCAAACCTGGGTTGGGATCTAAATAAATAGCCCATAATTCACCTCCAAGATTCATCGTAGTAGATATCTCACAACTAAATCTATCTTTGTGTCTTTTTAATACATCACCTTTTTTATATATTCTTGCATAAGAATAAGTGGGTGTTAATTCTAATTCGGTTTCTTTTTTCATAATGGGTAACATTCTTTCTAATAATGTTTCCATAGCAATATCAGCATAATGAGAATATGTTTCTGGAACTTGTTGATCATTCCATACTCCCCAATCAGTATTAAAAGGAGATATATATTTAGTATCATAAAAGGTTCTAGCAACCTGTCTTTTCATTAAAAAATATTTATAAATAAAATCTGCTAATTCTGGAGAAATAACTTGTTTTAATACTTTATAATTTTTTTCTTTAAACATTATTTAAAAGGTGCTCCTAAATGCCATAAAACCAAAGAATATCTGTTTCCCGAAGTTACTGGTTTAACTCTATGCCAAATAAAAGAAGGAAAAACAATTATAGTTCCTCTCTTTTTAGTATAAGGACATATATCTGAAGGATTTGGATCATCTTTATTTCTATATTGAAATTCAAGTTCTCCTCCTTCATAATCTGATTTATCAGAAAGTATACAAATAGTTGATAATTTTCTTATTTTTCCACTCATCTGTTTTTGTTTATCAGAAGGATAAGGAACATTCCAACTATCAGTATGCCAATCATAATATTGATTAAGTTTATATTTAGTAAATTGTACTGCTTCTGAAAAATTCCATTCAAAATTCCAATGTGCATTCCTATTAGCTACATGTATATAAGGATGTATTTCTTTATAAATCCATTTTTCATTTAACCATACTATATTTGAATCTCTTTTCTTTTTTAAATGTTTTAAATCTGCTTCATCTAAAGGAATTCCTTTATTTGCTTTCTCACTTACTCCACCAATTAAACCAAGACTTTCTTGTTGTAAATTTCCATACTTAATAATATCATCACATAATTTAGGAGATAAAGCATTTTCAAAATACCAGTAATAATTAAAAAGGTTCATAAATTATATTATAATTTATACCTTTATATCAAAACAAAAAAATTAAAAATTGATCTAAATCAATTACTATACTACTTCACTCCATGAACTTCCATCATGGAAATATAAAACATCTTCTTTAGTTCCTTCCCATCTTCCTAAATCTTCATTCCAAGATTTGTTATACTCTTCCTCTGTAGGTTTAGCTACTGGTGCTTCCCACTCCCATTTATTATCTGCTATAACCCAAGAAGGAAAAGGTTTGGGTCTAACAAATACATCATTTATTGAATCATATTCTCCATCTGGATGAGAATATGCTCCTCTAAATGCATTGCTGTACGAAGTTTGTTTCCAATAAGTCGCTGGATAAGTTCCACCAAGCTCCTCTTTAATATTTTCACATGGATTAATATTATCAGTTACCCAAGTTTCAGCTTGTGCGGATAATTCTCCACCATTATTGTCTACATCATTATCTGATACAACAACAGCTCTTAAAATTTCATTATTATCGGATCGCATTTCTGCAAAATGTGCCATTACCAATTACCTGCCTTTCTAGCTTCATATTGAGTGCTTAATTGCCAAACACCTGAAGCTACTAAACCGCCTGCTCCTGTTTCAGCTACAATTACAACTCCAGTAGCTCCTGAACCTGGTCCTTCTCCAACTGCTCCATTACCTGTGTTTGCCATTGGGGTTGGTAGTCCTGAGTCACTTGGATTTGCTCTTACTGGATATCCTGCATTTTGCATTGTAGGTGATGGTGCTGGTCCTTTTGGATGACATCCACCTGTTGCATACCATAAATCTGTTCCTGTAATATCATTAGGTGTTCCTTGTCCACCTCTTGCAAAAAATTGAGGGTTTCCATCTGGTGTTCCATCAACCAGTGCTCCTGCAGTTGCTGAACCGCCACCTGCTCCTGGGGTTTCTCCTTGGTTAGAACCTGGTGATGCTCCTGAACCGGGATTACCTTCTGGTGGTGTATAACCTCCAGAGTTTCCTGATCCACCGGATCCACCTCCACCTGGAAAGTGATCGGCTGCTCCTCCACCTGATCCACCGGAAAGTCCGTTTGCTCCTCTAGGTGCAGCTCCTGCTCCACCTGCTGATGAAGTATATCCCATTGCACTACTTGTAGAGGCTGCTCCTCCAACAGTTAAGGGATAAGGATTTCCACCTGTGACTGGTTGACTTGCAAAATATCTATAACCGCCTGCTCCTCCAGCTCCAGCTTGTCCTCCGGCATTAGCGTTTCCGCCACCTCCTACAACTAAAAGTTTAACTGCACTAGTGCCTGGTTGAACTGTAAAACCGGGATTAGAAGAAGTTGCGTTTGTAATTAAATCTGTGATTACTGGATTATTATCTGGTCCTATAATTCCACCGTTAGCCATAAATTATAAAATCTCCTAAGAATCTGAAATTACATCATATGATACTAAACATTCTAAATCTGAGTTAGCGCCTGCAAATGCTTGAATAATTTCTGTTTCTTCAAGATAAAACGAACTATTTTTATTAATCACTTGCAAAGTAGCTTGTGCAGGTACAGAAATTATATTTGCCATAGCTCTGCTATTAGAACCATCATAATAATTTACTGTAACATTAGCTGCATTAGTACCATCTATATTTGATATCATAATAGAATTAATTTTAAAAACAGTATTCGCTGTAGCTGTTACTAAATTAGCACTTGTTGTAGTTAATGCAAATGTATCCGTTTTTCCATTTATAGTTGCAACATTTACTATATTAGGGTTTGCCATATTATTTTTCTCCTATTATCCAAATACCATCGCCATAGCGATAGCTTTTCCTGTTGTTATTCCTGCTGTAGCAAAAGATAAAACTTTATTTCCATCAGTTGTTAAAGCTTGTCCACTTGTACCATCAGAAGCAGGTAATGTAAAGTAATTTGATGATCCTGCATTACCAATTCCAGTAACATTTATATCACCTAAATCAGCCATTACATCTGCAATTGCTGATCCAGTTGAATATACTAATGTTTTTGTTCCTTGTTTAAGAGCAACTCCATTAGCAGCGTGACCTGTATTTGCAAAAGTTAAAGTATATGATCCTGATGTATTATTAAATAAAGTGTATTTTGTTTCTTCAGCATCTGTAAAAACATGAATATTTGCTGTTAAGGCACCTGTAAATTCTAATATTGCATTATGAACTTGATCATCAGTAGAAGTATCATTTGTGTTAGTTGTAGAATTAGCAGAGGTTAAAGTGACATTAGCATTTCCTGCAACATCAGCTGCTTGATAACCTTTTACTGAACAATCAACTCTATTAAAAACATAGTTAACAAGATTACCCCAATTACCTGAGTTTTCTCCTGAAGCTTGACGTTCTAATTTTAATCGTGCTGTATAACTTGAAGCCATAATTATTTATACCTTATTAATTTATTTTTGTAAATAATATATATTTGTATTAATTTGTACACTATAAATTTGTCCATGTATAGGTATTTGAATCATTAATATCATCCCAAAATCTTAAATCTACAGGAGTAACATTAGCTTGTATTCCAGTCATTTCTAAGAAGTTATTAGAAGCTGGTATAATTGTAGCTAAAGATATAGTCATACTTTGACCTGTTATATCTAATATTTGAGCTGATGAAATAGTAATAGAACCTATATTAGCATTAGCATTAATTCCAGTTATAGAAATAAAGTTTTCAGTATCAGTTGTAATAGTACCTAAATAAGAAGTTAGTTCTTGACCAACTATCTCCATTAAATTAGCAGTTCCAGTTACAGTAATTCCTAAATTTGCTTCTAAATCAAATTCTGGAACTACAATAGTTACAGCTCCTCCTGCTGCAATAGAATAAGTTCCTATAAATGTATTTGCTAATAATCCAGTAATAGTACCTGTAATAGCATTTGCAGTAACTGTACTTGATCCTACATTTGCATTTGCATTAATTCCAGTTATAACAACATCTGAAGTAGCTTCAATTGTAATTGAACTTACATTAGCATTAACAAGTTGTCCTGTAATTGAAAATAAACTACCATTTCCTGTTAAAATATAACCACCTGGAGTATTCCATCCGTCAGAACTCCAACCTTGTCTACCCCAACCTAAACCTAAATCAATTTCGACAGTTGTTTGTGAACCAGTTACAGTAACAAAAGCACTAGGTGCAGCATTCCATGTTGCAGAATTCCAAGTTGATCTTCCCCAACCTGCATTTATTTGTGCATCAATTGTAACAGAACTTAGTGCGGTATTTGCTAATAGACCTTCAATTGCTGACCCTGAAGCTGAATTATTCCAACTACCTAAGTTCCATTGGCCGCTATTCCATGTACTTGCCATAAGGAGTTTCTCCTTATGCTATTCTAATTAAGCCAGCAGTCGAGTTAGCAGTAGGAAACTGTAATTCAAAAGTTCCGTTTGTAGAAGTTTTAACTCCTCCAAAATCTAAAACTGCAATCGCAGAATTACTGTTATTGCTATTGTATAAAAGTGCAGCTTGAGCAGAAATTGTTGCATTTGCAAATGTAACATTATCAGCATCAAAAATTGCAGTAGTTCCGTCTACAGTAATTGCTACATTAGTTAAATTATTTCCACCTGTAGTATAATTAGTTCCAGATGATGAAATTTCATTTGCAGTATCATACACAGTTGTGTTTGCTGCTAAAGATGCAGTGTTATCATACAAAGCACATTTCAAAGTAAGTGCTGCAAGGTTTCCACCAGGCGACATTAAGTCTTGTTTGAATACAGTAGCTATCGCTTGTGTTATTGCCATATTTATTGTCCTCCAGTTAATGTGTTTGTACCAAGAGGGCTACCAGGAAACTTATAGTCTGTTCTTCTTCTTCTACGAGCTTCATTATTTATAGTAGCTACTTGTTCTTTATACAAATTTTTGTATATAGTATAGTCTTCCATGTTCTTTGTAAAGAGATTTGCTTCTGCTAAACAGGCATAAGTTAATGTACTTGGTATATTTTCAGTATACCAATTTGTAGTATTAGTATTAGATAAAGGATTAATTTTCCCTTGATATCCTAATTTAACTGTATATGCTTGATCTGGAGTGGGAGCTAAATAAACTCGATCATCATCAAAATTTGTAAAATATTTAGGTTGGCCTTGAATTGATATATCTGGCCAATATTCTTGACAATATGCTAAAGTTTTCATTTCTAAATAACTTACATTAGAACCTACAGTTATTGATAAATAATTAAATAACATAGGTTCAATAGCAGTAGGAAGATTTACCATTCTATCTCCAGCTATTGTAGTTGTAGTTACATTTTCATTAAATCCAATAGGGTCTATATCTCTTGATAAACTTTCAAAAGCATTTTGAATAAAATTTCCTACTTGTGCAGTAAAATCAGTTCCTGTATTTTCAGCCCAAACTTTAATATCATTTTGAAGACTGCTGTATGTCATTGCCATCTTTTTTTATTACCTCTTCAGCTTTAATTTTAGTACCATCTTTTTTTATTATTTCGTCAACTTTAAATTTAGTCCATACGTGTCCCGCAAATGGATAAGTTCCATAATGCGTTAAAGGACTTTGAAGATCAGCATATATCTTACCGCCTATTTTTTGCCATAATCTACAAAAAGCATAATCTTCACTTAAATATCTATTACTTTTTTCATCAATAATACAGTCAAAAAATGCATAACAATTTTTACTTGAATATCTATCATTATTGATAATTTGATCACTGGTATATTTAAGATTAGGATAAGCTTCTTTCATTTTATGAAAAACTTCTTTTTTTATACACATAAATCCAGTTGCAGCATCTAAAACTTCAGTAAATCCTCTTTCTACTTTTATATTTTTAGGTTGAGCAAAATTTAAATTATAACCATATGCTTTTTGTTCTAAATTAGTTGGATCCTCTTTTACAAAACCAGGAATACTTTTCCAATCAATAGATTTTCTAGGATATATTCCAGCGCATACATCATAATCTGATTGTAATAATCTAGTTACAGCTTCTCCATTAAATCCTATATCTGCATCAATAAACATTAAATGAGTAAAAGATTTATCATCTTTTTCACAATAATCTAAAAATTGACTTACTAATGTATTTCTAGCTCGGGTAACTAAACTTTCATTACCCATTGTATTTAAATGAACTTTAAATTTATTTTTAGCTGCAAATTGAGTTAAACTTAATATTCCGTGTAAATATCCTTCTGATAAAAGACCGCCATAACAAGGTGTTGCGACCATAACACCAATTTTTTTTTCACTCATAATATTACAACTGTAACATTTCCAAGTGCAGTTTGTAACAAATTTGTGTTAGTTGTATACCAAGTTGTTGGTAAAGTAGCTACTCCTACATATACAGAATTTCC